CGGAGTCGGCAATTCGTCGGTTGAAGAGCTGGAGCCATCCTGCTTGTCAATAGAAGGAGGGGGAGCCAGTGGCGGGAAGTCCTCCTGGGAAGAGGTTTTAGAAGGGACCGAAGCGAGTGGTGGGCCATTCTGCCATGCATTGCCCTGAGTTGGCGCAGGTGCGGGTGGACTTAGTGGGGCAGATTGAACCGGTAACGCCTCCTGAGTGGTAACTTTGGCCTTAGCACGACCCCGGCCCCGCTGGCCCCGATGCGTCCTACCACTATTGAGGGCAGCATATCTGTTGCCACTACCACTCTGGACGACAAGATTTATTGGAACCTCTTCTGCCAATTGCTCAGCCGGAATCAGTTGGCGGTGGAGCGCGTACATGTCGTCACGGGTTGAGTTCCTGTGGAGCCACGCCTGGTGGTTATTGTAAATACTGCCCCGTACAGCATTTGCCAGTTGGTGGAAGGACACCTCCGAATGTGTGCGCCCACCTTTGGGATCACGCATGTAGAGGTCAAACCGCAAATGGCTAAAACTCAGAACGTGATCCCTCGGTTCCTCAAACGCGCTGGGATTGCAACTTCCGTCCTTATTAGCCCATTTTTCCCTGACAGTGACATGAACGTAGAAAGGAAAACGATTCCGGAACGCGTCCTTGTTGCTGACATTCTTCAGGATAGCGGAGGAGTACAATGGTTGATTACTCGTGACACAAACAACAGCTGAAGTGAAGCAGGTTCCCTTCTCCGGTAGGGAAGCCATATTCAATTGGCACTCAGTGCCTGTAACCAGTCGCTGCATCTCTGCTGCGGTTGCCTGCTCCTCAGGACTGTCGGAGGTAAATATGTCATCAATCGTGACCCAATCTTGACCAATGTAACGATTCCAATAAGCTTCTGTGGCACTTCGAGAATAATGCTCACTATACGCGCGACCAGGGAAGGCCAAATCGCAAAGGGCATTTGTCATGAAAGTCTTACCAATTTGAGAGGCTCCATACAAGTACAAACCCACAGGGACAGGTCGGGTTGTGCCAGCTTTAGTGAAGACAACGGCTTGGGATTGCCATTCTCCTAGCTCCTTCCGGACAGTATTCAGCGTGGAACGCGTGGCTGCATTAGTTATCGCCTTTGCAAAGTGAGACATACTTGCAGTGAGGAAACTGTATGCGCGCATCGCGTCTTTGGCTGTCTGACGGTCCTGAATAACGCCAGCGTTTGCCGCAATCCGGTGATGGACTTCCAAGGCACACATGACATTCTTCTGGGATTCCTGTCCCAACATTCGGAAGTCATCATTGGAAGGTTTATTCCAGATCTGGAGGGCCGCAGGGAACAGTTCGCCAAATTGTTTGATACCGGAACCCAGAGAGGTGAAACCAGATGCCATCTTGGGCAACTTGGC